TATTTTTAATTAAATCCGGTTTAATTCTAAATTCTATTGCTTGTGGGTATAATCCAGTAGAATCAACTTCATGCCAAGGAACTAAAATAGATGATGATGCTTTCATTTGTATTGCGGCCGTTCTATCATCAAACGTAAATTTAGTACTGCCACCTTTTGTTGGGTCTTGCGGACCACCAAATTCCATTATTGTCAACATAGATTGCGGTACACCATAACAAGCCATTACAGCCTTCATAGCTCTACCAGTTCCTTTATGTTTTAAAATATATGGAAGATTATTTAATATTCTTCTCCAAACAATATCGTTTGCATCTTTAAGAGGCATTGAATATTTTTGAAATCCATCTTTATATGTACCAAATGCATACTCCCATAAAAATTGAGAATCAAATGCTCGTTTAGTATGCCATCCCATAGATTCAAGCATATGCTGAACTAATTCATTAGCTATACCTTTAGTTTGGTTAGCTTCTAAATTTTTAACTCTAGCTAATCCATTTATATATGACCATATGATATCAAAGTGCTGCCCTATCATATTTAAGAATGTTAGAAAATCTGCATTTTCATAACTTTCAGAAATAAATTTAGGTACATTATTTACTAAATAATTTGGATTATATTTATCATAAAATTGAGATTCTGATAATAAATTATCATACCATATAGTTACGCTTGAATCCGTTGAATCTTTTAAAATATAGCTAGTTAATCCCGTTATAGGATGTATATAAATTGTTTTTGGATACGCTAATATATCATTTGATTTATATAAAAACTTTTCATATCCATCAAGTCCACGAATTAACTCATTCAATAAACCAAATACTTTTTTAGCTTCATTTGCCTGAGCTGGTCCATTAAACGATGCAACCTCCCATTGAATATCAAATATACCATCTTCAGTTATTGTTTGATATCCATCTTGAGTTATAACACCACCATCATATCCACCATATTCAGGAATAAAGCTTGTAGCTGCTAATTGTTCATATTTTGTTTTATAATATTGAATTAATTTAACTTTGTAAAAAAAGTTATTAAGTCTTTCTTCAGCAGAACTAAAATTTATAAAATTTTCAAAAGTGTAAGTTGAACCACTTACATATTCTATATTTAATTTTTCAGTATCTATTCCTAATGTAGATGCATATTGATTTATTAAATCCGTAGATGTTACAGACCCACTTGCTACTAAATCTTCATATATTTGGTATTCAATTCCATTATCAGGTTGTAAAGAAAAATTAGGTCCTTTTAATGTACTACATATTTGTTCAACTTCTACAAACAATGATACAGTTTCAATTATTGGATTTGAAATTAATTTTGATATCCAAACTTCTTCATTTATTTGTATATTAGTTGGAATCGGTTCATATAATTTTAATATTAATGAATCTTGACTTCCAGTCCAAGTAGTAATTACTTTATTGTTACCCTGTCCTATATGTAATAAATGGGTAAGATATTTAGATGTTTCTTCTTCAAATATATTTTCGTCTAATTGAGAAATAAACGCATCTGATAATCTATTTATTACCGTAGCTCTTGGTATTTGGTTAGCTCCTTTTTGAAAATTTATTTTTATAATTTCAGTTAAACCAGAAATTACTTCTTTACCACTTGCATTATATGGTATTAATTTTAATACCAATGATATAGTTGATTCACTTTCAGATACTTTATTATTTGCTAAATTTAATAAAGTTTGAAAATTTAATGTTACAGACCCATCTGCTTTTTCTTGAATATATGATGTGCTATCAGCTGCATGTATTCTTATGTAGTCTGTATTAATTGATTCATACGATAATTCAAAATCTACGTTTGTACCAACATAATCAGGTCCTATTAAATCCGCAGGATATACTATGTTTCTTAAATCAGGAACACCAACATATACTTCATCAACAACAGTTAATCCAATATCTAATGAATCGCCATCTCCATCTATATTTGTTGGAACTAAAACTATTTTGTAATTACCAACATTTTTAAAAGTAGAACCTGGTATTAATAATAAAGCCGAATCAGAATTTGTTCCAAATGGATATTCATATTTAGATTCACCAATATATGCTGTTATTTTTGAAATAGTTCCATTTACATTTAAAGAAATTGGATAATCTACTTTTGTATTAATATTGTATTTTCTAACAGACTCGGGATTTGCTAATTGAATTGTTGGGGAATCTAATAATACTTTAGAAAATTGCTCAGATTTTATATCAACTGCATAATCAGCATCTAACATTAAACTAGTACCAATACTATTACCAGAATTAGCTGTTAATGTTTTTGGTTTTTTTCCAGCAGATGTTGCTGTTAATGTATTTATTTTATATAAATTCAAATTAGCGGAAGATATTTGATATTCACTTCCTTGTTCCGATACTATTACATTTTTACCTTGTGTTAATTTTGTACTATCGTTTGAATCTTTTTTTACTAAAATAACAGAACTAGCAGGCCCATCTAAATTTATTACCAATGTTTGTAATGGTAATTCTGGAGTTGGTTGTTCCGATTTTGATAACGTTGTTAATTCAAAGCTAGCTTCCCTTATTTCATTATTTTCAAATGTACCATCATATGATTGCAATACACCATCTAAATAAGATTCTAATTTAAAAACATATGCGGCTTTATTTGAATAAATGTCATGTTGCGGCTTTATATTTACAACACCATCTACATCATATAATGTATTTTTATATGCATCAAATGCAGATGCATCAAAATCAGGATTATTTACTACTCTAATTACATAAGATTGTAAACTTTTATATCCTTCCGATTGAACCGTTATTATCTTTATACCATCTTTTATTACTTCAGATAATCTAAATCCTATTTTACTTGGAGTTGTTTTAAATGTATTTTCTCCATTTACAAAAATAGCAGAATTACTTCTGTTAGCCGTTACATTAATTGAGATAAATGCATCTTGATTAATAGTACCAGCGCTAGACCCACCACCAATTGGAATTATATTACTTCCTTGAGCAACACCAACTCCGCCATCAGGTAAAATAAATCCATTTACTGCTTCTGAATTTTGGATATTATCAATATATTTTTCTCTATTGTCTACCATTTAATTATAAGTATTTAAAGATAATTTTGTTGTTGTAGTTCTAATGATTGGCTATCAAATTGGCCACCTGGTTCATATCCACGTCCATCAATACGCCCTCCACCACCACGATATCCACCACCACCTTCATATCCAATTGGTTGTATAATTTTTGGTAATGGTTTATCTTTAACTTCTTCAAGTATAGCTTTATCTAATGTTAAATTTTCAGTTGTTTGATTTGCAGTTTTTTTAATCACCCTATTAATCATAGGACTTGCTGTATTTATTTCTAAATCAGAATTTTTTGATTGTAGTATATCACTAGCCGTATCTACACTTTCTAGTTTTGCTACTTTTCTAGAACCAAATTTAACATCAGGATACATTAAATATTTATTTAATACACTTACTAATATATGCTCTACTATTAGTTTAACATCTGATTTTTTTAATGTAATAGATTGTTTTATGTTTTTATGTTTACCATAATTAATATCATTTATATCAGATATTCTTCCTGTAAATTCATTAATACATGCTTCTAAAAATTTATTATGTATATTTGTACAAAACCCTTCAAAATTTTCTATTTTATATTCACTTCTAAATTTTGCAAACCACACATCTGAATACTTTGCTTTTAAAAAATTTGAAATAGTAATTGGTGTTATTTTTTCTACAAAAGATATTGCTGATTTTGCAACATCTTCTCTAAAATTACCATCTGTTATTAATACTTTAAATCTTTCTTTTAAGTCCATATATATTTCACTACCTTTAGTATTTGGAAATAATCTAATTTCTGTTCTTGATGGTGATATTTCAGATATCCATAATTTATTTAAATCATCATTACTACCTACTCTTTTATTTAATAGTGTTATTTGTGTTTTAAATGTACCATTTGTATATCCTGCGTCTTTTAATAATCGTTCCGCATCTATAAAATATTCATTTGGAAATTGATATTTTTGAAATAAAGTTCCTTCTGCAATTAAAAAATAATCACCTATATTTTCAATTGTTAATGGTATATACCTAACATTGCCATAGTTTTTTTGAGGTAATTGATTATCATTTGAATCATAAACAATAAATTCAATTACATCATTGCCACTCAATCCAAAAAAAGACTCAATACTACCATTTTCAAATATTTGTCTATCGTTTGAATCAATACGATATCCTTTATTTTCTAATATTTCTTTAAATGTTTTTATTGCCATTTTATTTCTTTTTCTTAAACATTCTAAATGTTAATGATGTAGTTCCTCCCGGTGTTACTAAACTAATAGTACCATCATAGTCGTGGTCTGGCCCAGCTATCAATCCCCCTAATATCCCACCACTACTCTTAGGTCCTTTTTCTGCAGCTTTAGCAGTATCAACAACTAATGTTAATTTTTTAGTTTCTTTTGGTTGTATTGTTATTGGAGAAGTTTCTTTTAATAAATCTTGAGCTTGTTCTTTAACCTCAACAGTAACTGCTGTTTCTTTTGGATTGTATATTTCAATATCCGGTCCATTTATCCATTGTACATTTAATCCAGATGTTACTTCTACTCTCAAATCTTTATCTTCTGGTCTATTTCTAGTTATTATTTTATAAGTTATATCACCACCACCTTTATGTCCATCAGCTATTTTAGCTGCCTTTCCTTCAATTTCTTCTTTATATGTTTTATTTTGTTCTTCTAATGCCTGTGTACGAGATGTTAATGATACTCTTTGAATTGCTTCAGATGTTGCTTTTTGAATTGCATTTGATAGTTCCAATACAGATGATTGAATTTTAACATTAGATTGCTCAAATGTATTTTGAGAACTAGCTGCTATAATACTTTGTGCATCCACATCAACTCTAAGACTTTCACTTACTATTTCTAATTCAGTAACTTTAGATTGTAGATTAAGCACCTCAATATTTAATCTACCAACTTCCATAGTTAAATCAATTACAGATTGAGTTACTGGATTATATATTCTTCTAGGTACAGTATCCTCAATTGGTGGTGGTTCTGTTGGTAGTAATTCAACAATTATAGTATCTATTGATTTTTTTAATTCAGATTCATTATATTTTGAACGATTGAGTTTACCGGATATAATACCATCATCTACACTCTTATCCATAAAATAGTGAATACCCTTATCGTTCTTTGTCTTAATAGCCAAAGAACCACTTAATTGCAATTCACTAATTATTGATTCACTTTGTAGACCTGTTTTTGCCATTTTAATTTTTTGTTATATTAAAAGTTATAGTATCATCAAAATATTTAACATCCCCATTACCCATATCAACTTTAAATTCTATTTTATATATTCTTTCAATTTCCCAATTTGAAAAATTTAATTTAATATAGTTTCCATCTACATCACAACTTACTTTAGAGTAATTACTAAATGGAACTATAATATCATTTGAATTTAAATCTTTAATTTGATAATATGTTTCTTTTGGTAAATACTTTATAGTATTATATGCAAATGTATCTGAAAATGTTTTTAACGGATATAATTCTCTACCTATTATTCTAATTTTTGGGGTAGTTGCTAATTTATATTCTCTTTTGAAGTTACTAACACCTACTTTAATATCATCCGATACCAATGGTACTAACGAACCAGTTGTAAATAACTGGTCATCCCAACCAATTCTTATTTTTGGTTGATATATTGTATTCGTTTCTTTACTAAATACTTTAACAATACCATAATCTTCGGTATTATTTTCTATATCAAAAGCATGTTTTACAATAAGTCCTTCATTTTTAATAGAACCAGTCATCCATGCTTTTAGCATAGAGGTAACATTCATAGATATATCGGCCGTTTGGTAATTAAAAGATTGGTTGGATGCTGGGGTATTATACCAAACACCTCCCTGTCCATTATAAGAACCAGTTGTTCCATTTGCAAATTGTGCTGATGGAAGCCATTCTAAATTAGAATCACCTTCTCTATAATTCCAAGTTACACCTTGAGTGGATACATTATCAAATCTAGTACCAATACCCATTTCCCAACTTTGTGAAATTGGATATGCGTATAAAGTATATTCTAATGGAATTTCTCCACTTTTAGTTTCTTTTAAAATTAAAGATGCTTCATTCATATGAATATTGCCATCTACTATTGATTTGGATAGAAACTCAACATCAAACTTAAGCAATGCTCTAGAAACATCTTTAACATTACCATAGTAAACTTTACTTATTTCTAATATTTCATCTAACCCAGTATTTTGATTGGGCTGTTGTAGATAAACCGATGCATCTTTTGATGCTGTCATAAAATAGTATGCCATTATTTTACCCTCCCTTTTATATCTTGATCTGGAAACTTGATTTCAAAAACTGACGGGTCTAACGATGGATATACAATCTTATCTTTAGTTGCCGCTTCTATATTATATGAATGAGGAGCGTAATTACCCCCACATTTATTAACTATTTTTAATGTTGGTACAGATGAAACACCTTCAACATTTGCCAATAATAATTCAATTTCACCCAAATTAATTGTTTGATTAAATGTCATATTATCAATCGAAAGATAATCTCTTAATTCATTAATACAATTTATTAAAATTTCACTTTTATTATAATTTGGATAACAAATAATTTCAAAATCAACTCCAATATTAATTACAAACCCATCTAATAAATTTACACCATCTGTTAATATTTTATATTCATTAAGATATGTTTTTATATTTTCTTTTACAGCTCTATTAATATTTGTTAGATTACCATTTATATCATATGCTAACAAATATAGATTAATTGCAAATGGATTATTTTTTTCATTTTCATTGGATGTTTTTCCAACTAAAAATTTAGTAATATCGGATTTTACAGATGCTTCATTAGGTTCTTCTGAATCTGGTTTATTTACAAAACTCATTACTAAATCGGTAAATTCTTGCAAATGATTTGGAGATGCTAATATAGAAGATGGCGAATTATTATCAAGTGTCCCATCTGCAACTGCGTAGGCTTTAGCTACACTACCAAATTTGGATGGTAACGATAATACTCTTATTTGATAATCTTTTGAAGTTACTGCTCTATTTTGAGATGCAAAATTTGCTAATGCATTTTGTCTTATTTCATTTATAGTTTCTCCACTCTTACCACCAATTGCAGGAATTTCATTATCTACTGCTATTGAATTTTTCATTCTTATATATAGTGCTAGTTCTTGATTTGTTAGAGAAGTAGTATCTTCATCAAATTCAATACTATTAATTGTTGTTATTGAATTAACAGAAACATTAGATGTTATACCACCACCAACTAAATATTTAACAGTAATTGTTGTATTTGCTGGAGATGTTCCATATGTTTTTGTTTTTAAAAAGTTTGTTGGGTCAAATGATTCTTCCAATCTACTAATTGAATTAGGTAATCCTAAACCAACATTTTTAAGATTTGGAATTAATTGTTCATCTGATGCACTTGGGTCACCAGCTCCAAATTGTATAGTTGTAGTACTATCTGAATTAATTATACTTACAAATCGTTTTGGGGTTTTAATTGTTTTTAAAATGTATGGTACAGTTGATTTGAATTGATATAAATCAGGATCATTTGCTTCAGTATTTGGTTGTTCAATAAAAACCATTTCTTGTGCTAAATAAGGAACTTCATACCATTTATTATTATTTGAATCTCTACAATCTAATATTTGAATAATATCAGTTTCTGGTAATACTATTGATTGATATGGTGTATAATTTCCAAATTTAATTTCTTTTGAAATTTGAGTTCCAGATATACAATCTACATATTTTTTTGCTAAATAATAAATAGGTTCTCCTGTAACGGAGTCTCTTTCATATACACTAATTTCTCTATTATTTTCATCAGAAAAATCAACAACATCTGATGTTATAAATTCAGTACCATTATCAACAGATGCTACCTTTAATCCAGATTTTATTCTTAAATAATATTTCTCATCCGGTTTATTAGATGGACCGTTACCAATAGACGGTACTAATTGATATATAGATAATTTAGTTGTAGATGGTGATGATACTTGTGGTTTATATCCTAAATAACGTGCTAATGGTATTACACTCTGAATATCATCAGCGTAAAGCATCATAGATTGTTTAAGAGTATCATCTATATAATATGATAAAGTATCACCTATATAAGATGCCATTTCAATAAATAACATACCAGGAGAAGCCTCACTAAAATCATTATATGTTTTTGGAAAATATGTTTTAGAAAATTCTACTAAATTATCTTTAAATGCGGCAAAATCTTTGTTAAGGTATTTAATATCTTTACCTTTATTTTTAAAATTTTTATTTGTAGTGTTTATTGCCATTTTTTTAAGAATTTACTTTAAAATCAACTGAAAAGTTTTGCTGATTATATTTTGCTGTAAATGATATTGATACATTTAGTGTATTTTTATCTTTATCGGTATCGGATGCTGTTATTTCTATTGAATTTATTAATAATTGAGGTAACCAATAATTTACAGCAGATTCTACTTGATTTAATATTTTATCATTTAAATCTTCATCATTTGGTTCAAATAATAATCTCTGAAGTCCACATCCAAATGTTGGCATTCCTAATCTTTCACCTTGGTTAGTTAATAATAAATTTTTTACATTTGATTTTAACTGTTCTAAATTATCATAAGTTTGATTAAAGGTATTACCACCCATTTGCAATGGTAGTGATAATCCAATTGCATAATCATTTATGCTTTTGTTATTACCAGTTAAAATATATTGACCAACGATTACAGCCATTAATTATTATTTTTTAAATCTTTTTACAAGTTCAGAATAATCTCTATTTAATGCTTTATCCAATTCAGGAACACCAGTTTGAACACCCAATCCAGTTGGTTGAGCGCCTCTTACCATATCACCATATCCCATTTTATCTGCCATAGCAGTTCCACCTGCAATTGAACCCATATCACCTTGTCCAAAATTCATTGTTCGGAATCCACCATCACCCTGTGGAATACCACCTCTTGTTTCATTTAAGATTTGGTTAATCATTGGGTTTTTGCTGTATTGCTTATGTGGTGCATGCTTTTGTTGAACTGATTCTACAATTGGTTCATCTCCCAAAATAGCTTTAGCCATTGAAATACTCTTTGATACTGGTTTTGGAGCTACTTTTGTTTCAGATAGCATTTTTTTCATTTCAGCCTTCACACCTTCCTTAATTAAAGCAGGTAATTGCTCTTTAAGCTCCTCTTTAATAAGAATTTGAATGGCTTCTAATAGTTTATCCATGTCCATAATATTCTATTCTTTGTTTTGTTATGTTTATAAATATTTAAATTAAGTATTTTTGAGATTATATTTGATTTTAGCCTAATATGCGAAAATTGTACCCCCAATTATTTTAGATTCGGGCTTAGCTCTTAGTCTATATAAATAATTTATGTTTGTACCCGGACCATATGCAGCTGCTTCGTTTGATGTAAAATCCGTATATGCTTTTGGAACATCTTTTAATATTTTAGCAGCTGCTCCATATATTGATGTAGCATTTGCTGAATTTGGTCCATTTAAAAAATTTGCAACAGGACCTGGGTTAAAACGAGTACCAGTAACAGGCTGATATTGGAATGGTTGATTTATAATATCGGTTATTGTTGAAAAATTATATTTTTTATTTTGAATACCATTTGGAGTATATCCTATCCTAGTTCTATTTAATATTGTAGCCATTACCCAAGCTCTTTCAGTTTGATTAGTTGTTGCTTCCGCATATGTAATAGAAATCAAATCGTTCATTTCAGTATCAGTTATGGGTCTACCTAAATAAACTTCTATTGCTTTTCTTGCTTCAATATTTGTGGCCACAAATGTAGTTTGTGCGGTACTTCCATAGTTTTTTACAGTTGCTCCAGACGATGTTTTTAAATTGTCATATATAACCCCTTGGCCTCTTAATTCATTTTCTAAATTATAATCTTCAATAAAAAGTACACGTGTTGGGGCATCATCTACTTTAAATTTAGTAGAAACTTTTGGTAAATTTTGAAAATTTTGGTCAGGTGGTTGTGGGGTATCAATAACAGAATAACCATTCCAAAAACAGCTACCAGGTAAAATCGCACCTGCCGCTGTTGAATATGTAGTTTGAGTGATAGCCTGTCCTTGTAATGTAAGTAAATGGTCTTTAGCTAATCTTATAAAATCCTCAACTAATATCTTTTGTTTATCATTTGGTTGTATTATTGACATTATAATCCATCTTTTATTATTTTTGCGATAACAGTATGTTGTGTTGAACTTGGGTGCAGTCCATCTGATAATTTACCTATTTCAAATTTTCCTACAAATTTTGCATTTTGTATATTTGTTTTTAATAAGTCTTGATATTTTTTATATTTTTCTATCATAGGAATATATAATGTTTTATCTTTAACATATATTGTAGTTGGTATTTTATTAAAATCAGTAGAATTATCTGTATTATATCCTATTATAACAACTGCGGTAGCTCCTGAATTTGTTATTAGATTTACCATTTTTTGCACATTATTTAAAGCAGTTTGACTTGATATAGAATCATTAAAAGAATCATTAATACCACCATACACATAAACTCTATCATATTTTTTTAATGCTAATTGCGTAGGTAAATTATCAAGCATCCATCCAGTCGTTTTACCACCTATTGCTAAAATATCCACAAGTATATTTGGATACTTTTTAGCTATAATATTTGGATATGAATATGAACCAGCTGTTACAGAATCCCCAACAAATAATATAGATTGTTTAGTATTTGAATCCAATGGTTCATTTGTAGTATCTTTACTTTTATTTGGATTTGGTGTAGGTTCTTGCTTTTGAGCAGAATTAGCACCAACCCAAGTTCCGGGGTTTATTACAGTATTTTTTGTTGCAAACAAATTAGCGGTTGCACCAACTGCAACTTGAGCTAATGTTACAAGAGGTGCAGTTATTGTTACCATTTGTGCATTTGTCCAATACGCAATTACTCCGTTACCCATTTGCCCAACTAAATCATAATTTGTAGTTGTAGATAATCCTTGCTTTAATGCAGATTTGAACAAATTTTTCATTTTTACAACATCGCCCTTTGCTATTGGAATTTTATTAATAGAATCACCACCACGCTTCATACATGCATCATATTCTCTAGCATAAGTTTCTGCAATCAAATCAATATCGTTAATATTTTCAGGTTGAGATACTACTCTTAGTATATTTTCTCTAAATTGCTGCCAAGACATATCTAACCTCCCATTTTATTAGTAATGTTTGAAGCAGTATTTTTTGCATTTTCTGCAAAGCTTTTAGCTTTTTCTAATGCTTCTTTAGCTTTTGCTGCAGCTCCTTGAACGGAATTTTTTATATTCTCAGTATTATCTTTTAATTGTGCAAATTTACCAAGTCCTAATTCTTTAGCTTTAGCAAATTTTTGAGGAGTTGCTAAATCTTTTGGTTTAATATCAGGTTTTTTTCTAAGTCTTAATGTTTTTAAATTTGGTATTTTTGGTTTTTCAGGTAAATTTGGTAATTTTAAAGAAGCTTTTAAATTATTAGCTAAATCGGCTGGGTTACCAATACCATTAGTTAAATTTTTTAGTGCATCAGTAACACCATTTATATCAGGTACTCCACCAAGTATAGAAGCGATTGCCGATGAATATGCTAATTTATTATATTGTATATCATCGGCTACTTTTGTCAAACCCATACGTGCAATATCAGTTTTATCACCAGGTCTTTCATTAGTACGAATACAAGTAAAATTACCAGAGGCATCTCTATATTTAGTATAACCGGGTGCACAATCAAACCCACCATTTGGGTTAGGTACTGTTGTAGCTGTTGCTGTTATACAATTACCAGTTTTTAAATCTTTAATAAGACCGGGCGGACATTGATTAGTTTCCCCATTATTAGTTATATTTGTTAAATTATCTGCCATATCTATGATGTTGAGTTGTATTTACTTAATATATCATTTAATCTATCATTCAGCTGAATAAAATCATTAAAGTTTTCAGGTCCCATTGCAGTTGGTCCTGATGGTGTTAGGAAAGTTTGATTTAAAATAGCTGCTATTAAATCTTCTAATAAAGCTTTTAATTGCTTACCTTTAACTAATGGTTCTCTATCAACATCACCTAATGATATGTTTCCCTTTCCAGTATAAAATGTAATATCTCTATCATTTGTTAAAATATTTATATCACCTCCAACACTTGCTTCAATTCCCATTTTATTATCAATTGATAGTGCACCATCTGAAATAAATCCATAATTCTTTTTAGAATAAAATATCATTTCACCACTTTTGGCAGATAATATAATTCTACCAGAATTTAAAAGTAATTGGTCACCTATTAATTTAGATGGATAATCTTTAAATGAATCTGGTTTTGTTTGCATATCACCTTTTCCAGATTTATCAACTTTACCTGAAATAAATGGTAATTGATATTGATTGGATGTCATCGCAATAATACTACCATCTCTATTAATATCTTCATCTATTGTATTAATTGGGTCAATTTTTTGACTTATATCGTTTTCTGAATTTCTTAAAATTATTATGGGAGAAAATATATTTTTTGGGTTTGCATATGCAGAAAAACGTATTGATTGTCCAAATCTACTTTCTATTACAGAATCACCCTCATATAATTTAAGTTTGTGTATATTTGGAGTATATTGAAAATATTTACCAAACCCATCATATTGTTTTGCAGAACTTGTGTTTGTGTTTGATATTTTTGTTTGTTGTTGTTCTCTAAAATTTTGAGAAGTTTGTGAATTTGAATTTGTATTAGTTGCTTTTGAATTTTCAAAATATGTTGAAATTTCATTATAAACTGCATTTATATTTGGAGTTTGGTATGAATTTAATCTTTTATAAAATCTACCAACAGGAGTTATAAAAATTTGAACTTTTTCATTTTTTGTTGGTAAATTTTTAAAATTAAAATCATATACTTTTGCAATTGGTAAATCATTGGAAGATGTTGTTGTATCATCATATCTTCTATAAATAATACTACCAATATCTTCTACACTTGCCTTACCATTTAAAATATATTTATGATTTTCATCTAATATTATATCATACACAATTCCTAACTCAGATTGCTTTGAAAAATATGCTTCCGATTTTATATTATTAGATGCCTGTTGTCTACCTGAAAGTATCTCTCCCATATTATTTCATTTTCTTTTTTAACTCATCCATTTCAAATTCTAAATCATCAACTCTTTCAACTTCTAGTTTAGTATCTTCTAAATCTCTAAGTAATTGTTCTTTCTCAAATGGTGATAGGAATCCTTCTTGTCCTTCAGTCTTTTTATCAGCTGCCACAATCTTAGTTGCAATAGCTGCCAACTTAACCAAATGGTCATCGTTTCTAATTGAACTATCTATTAGTGAATTAATCAATGGTCCTAAGTTTCCCATATCGCTTGGACTTCTAACCATATTTTTTAAATCATTGATTAAATCGCTGATTCTTGCTTTCTTATGTACTTGGTTGTTGTATATATCCTGAAATAACCCATTTAGGGATTTACCTGGAAATAATTCGAAATCGTTTGACATATTAATATATTTACATTTTGTATGTATATAAATATGATTCTATTAAAATGTTGAAATTAAACTGGGATTACTTCAATTGTAATCTTAGGTTGATATCCATCAGGCAGTTGTCTATTGATACCTTTGAATTCGTTTACTTTGTTCTTAAAGTAAGTTATTTGTAATACCTTATCAGTTAGGTTCATTACAGTTTGAGATGAAGTAGACATCTCCTTTGTATCTCTTTTCATATTAAGAGCCGGTCTATTTGGAAAGTATTCTTTTCTCATAGCTTGTGCTATTTGTTTCCAATCTTCAACCTTATCAACTGATTTCTCAGCTGATATCTTTCTCATTTTTGAACTTAGATATTTTTCACCATGTGTGTATCCAGCATCGGTAAACATATGTCCGTGGTTTGTACGAACAACAGGTGATTCGGAGTTTTGAAGTTTAACATCAGCTTTATGCTTTGATGTAGTTTCAATACTAACCATATGTTTTGGAGATGATACAAATGTATGACCTTTAAGAGATAATCCACTCTTGCCCTTATATGATAGTGTAGCTCGTACTGCATCCATTAGATTAGGTTGTTTAATGATGTTTCTCATCTTATCACCATCAGGTCCTGGCTTTCCAGCTTTCTTTACAAGCTTAGCTTCAGCTTCATCGTGTCCAACTAATAGTGCTGCATTAACAACACCAATTCCGTTTTCATTTAAACCCTCACTCCAATCGGTTATTAAATCATGCAGATATGCAACTTCCACACCATCGATAATAGTGTGTACAATTTCTAAGTTAGGGTTGTAAGCTCTATCTCTATTCTTAGCTAATATAAACTTATCCTTAATTTCCTTAGATACGATTATGCACTCTAAAAGTTTCATTTTTCTATTGGATATATGCGTTCAATTCGTATGAGTTTTTCATACCATAAACCTGAATTTGAAGTTTCTTTCTTTGAACTTTACCATCTTTAGATAATTCAATACTAAATTTATTAGTCTTACCTTCCGATGGTTTTCTAGGGCCCATTCCTATTTGTCTGAAAGAATCATCATCATTTATTTCGTATCCTTTTTTCTCTGCGTATGCTTTAGCTGCGTTGATAGCTGATGTATATGATTTATGATATACTTCGTAATCTGATTTAGCTTCTTTTATAGATTCAACTTTAGCTCCATCCAATCCACCATATCTAAGTGTGTATATGTATTGATAAACTTCAGGCCAATGACCTTTTAAGTTATTCCAATCATATTTGTAAAATGTTTTAGAACCAAAAGTTGCAGATGTTGTTTGCTCAGGTCTACCAGCAAAATAATCCTCTTGCTTATCTTTGAATTTTAAAAAAGCCTTATATCCTCTCATTAAATCAGTATTTTTCTGAGCTAATGTAGTCATTATTTGCTTAACCTTTGGATATTTTTTTAAGAATGTTTCTACTGCTTTACTATCCACTCTACGAACTAAAATAGTTTCTTCATTTAGTATATCTTTTAACTTTATCATATTATAATCCTTTTATTAAATCTTGCATATCTATTTTAAAAGCAAATCCGTGTCCTTTATAATTCTTATCCAACACTACACCAACAGACATTCTTAATACTCTATCAATATATTGTTCAATACCTTTAATTACCACTTGTTCATTTGTATCGCTTGTTATGGTATCAATTGCATCCGAATCTTTTATTGTAGAGGGAATACATACTATACTATTTGTTGGGGATACGCTTGTTGAGAAATTTACAACAATATTTTTACCGCCTGATTTAAATGCTATTTTCATATTAAAATGCTCCATTTAATTCTTTAGCTGCATCCTGTCCGTATTTTGATTTGAATTTATCCATCAAATCTTTCAATACATTACTTCTATATTTAGAAATCTCCGTTGGCATTGAACCTTCTATTGTATGTATTGTTTCGATTGCCTGTAATTTTTTAACAGATTTAGTATCATTTAAAAATGTTGCTAATTCCATTACAGAACCAGTGTGGTCATTTCTATCAGTCAATTTAGCTATTTTAGCTATTATTGGTTTAGTATCTAAAGCTTCTACAACTTTAGGTTTTCCGGTTACAATACCCATTAATTTTATCATCTTATTTTCTTAATTTAATCTTCCAATAAACACCACCTCTAATATATGGAGTAAATCCGCCAGTAGTACCATCAGTTGTTTTGTTATTAACACCTAAACCTAATTGTAATATCTTATCTTTTTTAGTATTGATTAAAACCCCCATACCTACTGAACTTACAAAATCTGCTTTGTTGAATCCACCCTCTAAACCATAAAATACTTTAGTCTTAGGTAATTCTTTAACAATCATAGTTTCTTTGATAGTTCTTTGTTTAACACTAGCGTTGAAAGTTCTACCTAAGATTTTGTTTTGTGTAATAGTATCAATCAAAGATACAGTTCCTAATGAATCAGGTAAAACTAATGTATCTTTGTATAATACTTTTGAGTAATAATCTTTTAATAAAGCCATAGTATCAATAACCGCTGGAATAATTACTTCTTTCTCTACGATTGTTTCATGGTAGATATCTTCACCTTTCTTAGTTACCACTTTAGTCTTTACAATATCAATAGTATCAATATCGTGCTTAATTACTTCATAAGCCTTACCAGCTATGAATACTTTCTTACCTGGCATAACTCCACCTGGGTTAAACCACTCCAATAAAACGAATATAATCAATGCTGCGATTGCTATATTCTTAAAGTTCAACAATTTTTTCATAATGTATTTGATTTGTGTGTATAAATATTGATTTATTCTAAAATATCATTTTTGACCCGATTTGGATATTATTCAATAGGGAAAAACTATCCCCAAAGGACATTGCCGCTTTATAAGATGCTGAAAATCCAAATCTTTTACTTAATTTGTAATCATATCCCAATCCTACCATTGCTCCCGGTATTCTACTTACAGTACTTCCACCAGTCACAGTATTCCAAGCTAATGGGGATTGCATTACAAATACTTGCGGAGTTAGGGTTACTTTTCTACTATAAGGAAATGGTTTCATCCAAAATCCTACCAAAGATGAACTTAAACTAACATCATATCCACCACTTACTGCGTTTTGCATCATTAAAGTAATTATACCAACATTATATCCAAATGTTCCGTATTTAGGGTGAGGTTTAATCCAAGTGTATCCGTTAAGATTCATTAGAGTTCCTTTAAGGTAGGCAAATGTAGTTCCGTATGAATGTATTGCGTTTAATTGTCCGTTCTCAAAATCCATCTTTGTAATACCACCTGATAGTGCAAATTGGTTTAGGGTACTCCAAATAAGTGCGGTAGCTGAATATGATTTATCTCCCATTAACGATGATTTAGATACACCCACACTCATCATTACAGCGTAGTTACCTTCATTATCTTCCGTACCAGCCAAATCACTAGCTAACATCATTGGATTAGCTACTGCTTTCTTTTTTTCCTCTTTTTTCTTTTCTTCCTTCTTCTCCTCTTTTTTCTCGTCTTTCTTTTCTTCTT